AACTTTCAGCAAATGGTATTAGGTTGGTTGCTTGGCTGAATTTTAAAGAGCGAATGAGTATGACTAAGAATGCTAAGAAATTGAGAAAGTTTCCTTTTTGGATAAACCACCGAGCCTACCTTTTGGCTTTGGAGTCTTTATCCAACCCTGACAAAACTTACTCGGCCACCGAAGCACTTGATATGGTTCTAAGCAACAAACCAAAAGCGGTTGCCAATAACAACACACCGATAAACAAATTCTTAGGGCGCAATACCATATCTTACTTCTTGAAGCGTTGGGGTTGGTCTAATGACACCACAACAAAGAATACTAAGTGGTGGCATGACAAAGGCGAGGAATGGTTAATGGAACTATATCTTAGCATTTTGAATCAAACACCGGCTGAATATGAAGCAAAGGAAGTGTATTAAACCCCTTTTCATAGACACCTTGTTATGGTGGACTTTGCCAACGCAGTTTTTCTCAATGACGATAAACTATTCAACGCCATAAAAGGCGATACGGAAGAAGCCGTATTTGAATACAGAATGACAATGCCTTTCAAAATTGATAAGGGCTATCATGACGAAGATGATTACAAAAAAGACGATGATGATGTAGTTGTCTATGGTCCGGTGTATGTCGGAGATGAAGAAATGCTTGACCGACACAAAGAGATGGTTGAGCCTAAAGCAATATTAGAATCTTGGAAATCTTACATGAAGAATCCAGTTATTCTGTATAACCATAGAAAAGACTACGGAGTTATCGGAGTAATGGAAGAAGTCAAGATGGGTCATTATGAAGATGATGAAAGAAAAATTAACACCGTTATGGGGCGAGCAAGAATTGATGGTGGAGAAAAAGACATTGTTAGAAAAATCAAAAAGGGAATGCTTAGAGCATTTTCAATAGGTTTCATAGCAAAGGCGGCAGTAAAAGAATGTCCTAACGATAAGGAAGATGAGTCTTGTTATGTGCGCTTTACTAATATTGAATGGATTGAAACAAGCGTAGTTGATATTCCCGCTTCCCCTAATGCAATATTCAATGTGGAGAAATCATTGGTTTCTTACTCCGGTGATAAGGCAGAGATTAGAAACGATGTATATACAACTCCGGCAGAGGCAAGAGATAGGGCGGAAGAATTAGGTTGTTCCGGTATTCATGTTCATAGAGAAAATGGAGAAAGTGTGTATATGCCATGTGCAAGTCATGACGCTTACATGGAAGCGACAGGTGAAGAAGTTAGCGGCTACAAACCTGATGATGAGAAAGGTAGTTGTGGTTGTCAAGGACACAGTAAAGAAACTGAAAAGTCAATCACCAACATTGAGCAAACGGAAGATACCTACATTGTTGAATTTACAAAAGACGAACCTATGCCAACTCCTAATCAAGAAATAGATGAACTGCGCCAAGAAATATCAAGATTAAAAGAACTTCTTGATGGGGTTATTACCACCGATAGCGTTAATACCCATATAGAGAAGGAAAGTGCCATGTCTGAAGAGAAAAACTCCGATGAGATTGTTGAAGAAGTTGAAATTAAATCCGAAGAGGTTGATGTTCCTACCGAAGAACCTATTACTGTAAAGACCGAAGAGGTTGAGGAAGAAGAAGAGGTTGTTGAGGAAGAAGTTGTTGAAGAAGCAACAGAGGAAGAAGCAACCGAAGAGGAAGTCGTTGAAGAAGTTGAGGAAGTTGTTGAAGAAGAAGCAACCGAAGAGGTTGTTGAGGAAGAAGCAACAGAGGAAGAAGAAGTTGTTGAGGAAGAAGAGGAAAAGACTCTTGACTCCGAAGAAGCAGTTTTGGAAGAAGTTGTAAAATCCGTTCTAAGTATGGAAGCAACTCTAAAGAACCTAACTGACAAACTTGACGAAACAGATTCACTAAAGAGTTTGATTGCAGAGAAAGATTCACTAATTGCATCTTTGACCGAAGAGAAAGAAGTTGCAGAGCAAGAAGCAGTAATTGAAGCAGAGGTCGGTAAAAGACTTGCTGAAAAAATGGCTGAACTCGGAATTAACACAACCGCACCTGCGGCTGAAAGAAAGAGCCTATCGGCTGACATAACTCCACCTGAAACAAAAACTGGAACTACCAAGTTTGACCCCATGCCGGAGGTAAGTAAAGGCATGGCTGGACTGGGTTCTTGGCTCTCCGATAGAATTGAGAGCAGAGGACTTTGAGGGGAGATATACTTAATAACCAAATAAAGAAAGGGATAACTATGACAAGCGAAGAAATGAACTTTAGCGAAATGACTGAAAAAGTAAAAGCAGCGTTAGCCGGTGTTGCTGCCGGAACTGGTGCAACCATGCTACCAACTGAAACTGCGGAAGAGATAATCGGAATTGTATATGAGCGCAACTTCATGCGTTCTTTATTCCCTGCTATGCCAATGGCACGCAGGATTATGAAGATACCAAAACTAACTGGTAGCGTTTCATTCCATCAGCAAACTCTTGCTATGGCGGAGTCTGGAACTGCCGCAGGTGAGAGCCGAAACTCCACCGGAGAAATTGAGTTGGAACTCAAGACTATGATTGCTAACATTCCAATCGGCAACTACTTGATTGCCTATGGTGTTGAAGGTCTTTTGGCGGTTCTAAGAGATGATATTGCTTCACAACTTGCTACCAATGAGCAATCCTTGTTCATTAACGGTGATACTGAAACTGGTTCATCTTACGCTGACAATATCAACGGTCCTTATGCCGCATCAGGCGCAGAGTTAAACCTAACTGGTGTTAGCGGAACTGTAAATGACTACCTTCTATTGTTTGACGGTCTTAGAGCGGCTTCCTTGAAGGCGGGCAGAGGCGGAAAAACTGTTAATGCTACTTCATCAAACACCGCTCAAGCATTCACACTTGCTCACATGAGAAGTGCAATCGCAGAGTTGGGAGTTTATGCTGACAACAGAGATGACTTGGCTATGATTGTTCCAAGAAACCTTGAGGTTCAACTATTAGGACTTACTGAACTACAAACCGTTGATAAATACGGTGCAGGTGCTACTATCCTAAGCGGTGAACTTGGAAGAATTTACGGTATCAGAGTTTTCGCTACTGGCGTTATACCAACCAACATGAACCACACAGGTAAATTCGCTCTATCAAGCGTTGCTAACTCTGTAAGAAATGCAACAATTGCTATCCTACTGCATGTCCGTTCTCCAATCATCGGAAACCCAACAGTTGCAGAGCGAAGGTTTAGCATTGGCTTCCACGACGAACCAACCAAAGACAGATTTGTGCTTATCCCTAAGCAAGATGTTGCCTTCGGTGTTCGCTACGATGAGGCACTTTGCACCATTCACGGATTAGCAACTCTTTGAGGCTAAATAACTAACCTTTTGACAAGGGCAATAGCGTAAGCCATAGCCCCCAAAGGCGGGGGCAAAGGCTCAACCGTTAAAGCCCATCTTGGCAAGGGATATGTTATGAGCGCAATAGATTACTGCACCGTAGCAGAGGTTAGGACATATTCGGGTCTTATTGACGGGAATAATATCGGACCAACTGATGCTGAACTGGCTACAATGATAACCAACGCTTCAAGGTTGGTTGATATGTATGCAGGTCGGCAGTTGGCCGGAACTGTTAGCCATGTTGAATATCATGATTCATCTTTTAGAATGAGGCACATTACTCTAAAAAATAGACCCGTTGCCAGTATTACTTCCGTTGAAGAAACAAAGTCCGATGGAACAACAACCGTTCTTGACGAAGGAAGAAATAGAGATGGAACAGATGACTGGTGGCTTGATGACGCAGAGGCCGGAGTTATTAGGTTTCATAACAGAATTGGGTTAGATGCAATTCAATTATTCAAAATAACTTACACATCAGGAGTTGCCGCCCCGCCAATAGAAGCGAAAATGGCTACAATTCTTTTAGTTGTTAGACAGGCGGCAAGAGCGAGTTTGAATGATGAGAACTCGGCTGAAAGAATCAAACAATTTTGGCGACCATTACTGGACTCAACGGAGAAAGAATACAAAGAATACTTGGATAAAGTCAAGGCTAACTCTTTCATGGCCGTAGCAGTCTTTGGTAATGGCGGTGCATGATATGCCCGCTACAAATAATGAGCCTACACTTAGCCCAAAGGCTCTCACTAAAACTATCTTAGAAGCAGGTCTTGCTGCAAAACTGACGGCTGCGGGGCTGCCAAGTATCACAATACAAACTGATAGTTGGTTTTCTATGAAGAATCAAAAAGTGCCACAGATTGTATTGACTAATTTTTATCAAGAAACTGAAATCGCTAACATGAACCCTGCTGCCACGATTGCAGCGACAACAAATGTTGGGTATGTCATGGTTCATTTGCTTACACCAACCGACGAACAGATGTGGAAGTTATTGAAAATCATAAGAGAACAAGTGCTTGTCAATGCTAACAACGGAAGTGCCAATCCAGAATGGGGCGGTTATGGATATAAATTCATCAAAATATCCGATGTTGTCAATGTCGCTGAACCTATCCAAGTCAATGACAAAGAGGCTTTCTTTGGTAAAGGGTTTGAAGGCAACACCATAGGCGGTGTGCGAACTGATATTGAACTAACTCTAATGTGGGATAATGCTTAATAACTATTCATGGGTTTGGAACAAACATGGCTAAGAAAGCAGAGAAAGCCGCAGATAAAGCGGAAGAGAAAGTGGAAAAGAAAGTTGTTGAGGAAAAGAAAGCCAAGACAACAAAGAAGGCAGAGCCTAAACCACTAAATGATTGTCCTTCACCACTTGATTATGGAACTCCAACAGAGGAATATATCAAGTTGGCTTACGGTTTTTACAAGTGCCGAGAGCCAACTGCTGATGAAGTTTCTTTTTACAAGGCAAAACTTGACTCCGAAGGCCAACCAAGACTCATAATGACCAAACTTGCTGATGCTTGAGGCGGGCTTTAATGCCCTTCAAAGACCCTGACAAACGCAGGGAGTATCAGCGTGAATACCATAAGAAATGGTATCAAAGTAATGCTGACAAAAGAAGGGCGCAGGTTAGACTGCGACGAAAGCAAGTTAGAGAAAAACTCCAGATGCTAAAATCACAGGGGGCTTGTGTTGAATGTGGGCTATCGGGAGAAATAGCAACATGGGCTTTGGACTACCACCACATCAACCATGACGACAAAGTTGCATCAATATCTTATCTTGTTGGCAACGGCTACTCTTGGAACAGAATAGAAAAAGAGATTGCTAAGTGTGAATTAATATGTTCTAACTGCCACAGAATAAGACATTACAAGGAACATAAGGCAGGTATCAAACACAATGAACCCAACCCCAACAGGGCAAATGCCACCAAAAGAGAAAGGAAGAAGCGGAGGCGACATGAGCGTAAGAAATTCATGAAGGCATCAAGAGAGGAAGAATGATGAAGTGTATTCGGCCTTTGGCACATAATCCACAATTTGAAGGCAAACACAAATGCAAGGCGTGCATTAGAGAACAGAATCAAATAAGGTTCAAGTGTTTAATTATAGGAGATATATTTATATAGTAGTGGTGTATAGGACTAATCATGCAAGAACAAACATTACCTTGTTGCCCTGATTGTGGAACGCCTCAAATCCGTATTGACGACACATGGATTGCCTGTCCGGTAGTCGGTTGTTGGTCGGAAGTATGGTTTGAAACTCCTGACGGCTCTCGCCCATAGGTATTATAGACGACATGCTTATATAGTAGTGGTGTATAGGACTAAATGAAGAGGATAGGATTACTGGCCTTACCCGTAGCGAGC